GGCCCACATCGCCACGGGGAGGCAGGCCACCAGGTCCGTTAAAGTACAGGTGGGGCACACCAGACAGGTGGGGCAGAACGAAGTTGTTGGAGTTGACATAGGCTGCGGTGTTAACCGTTACCTGCACGTTCTGCGTGCCAGTCGAGAAGTTCCACAGGGCGTTGAGGTTGGCCGTGGTGGAGGCGTTGGGGTTTACGTAGCACCACACGAACTCCTTGACTGGGTGATTGAAGGACAGGCGGATCAGCTGGAAGGTGTCGTAGGTGGCGGTCGTGGAGTCGCCGCCGGTGTGCTGGACCTGCTCGATCAGGTACTCATGGCCCTTCTGGGCGAAGCGGCGGCGCTCCTCCGTGTCCAGGTAGACATAGTTGGCCCAGACCTGGAAGTCGGTGCTGAAGTAGGAGGTGTAGTAGGAAGTCAGGTCGAAATCCAGGCGGACCTCGTGGTACTGCAGGGCAATCAGGGGCAGGTACAGGCCGGGGTTGCGGTTGAAGAAGAACAGCAGAGGCAGGTACACGCGGGGCTGGTTACCGTTGATGTTGGTGCCAGCAATAACGCTCAGCTGAGCACCGGTCGAGACCATCTTTCCCCAGCAGTACTTGTCGGACTCGTTGAGGAAAACCTCCGCATACAGGCGCCACCAGGTCTGGTAGTGCTTGTCGATGCGCTGGCCACCGATGGTCATCTCGATATCGGCCAGGGCGCGCTCGGCGATCCAGCACGTGTCGAACACGTTGTTGTTTGAGGTCGTGTTGGCTGTAATTGGGAGCAGGCTCACATACATGTTGCCGACCAGGTCGCCGTTGCGGGCAATGGTCACGGACACACGGCCAGAGTTGGTCGTGGTACCGTTGACGGTCTGCTGGATGTTCTCCATCGCGAAGTTCGTGTGGCGCTTGTACACCGCCTGGAAGAAAGTCACCTTGGGCTGACCCGTCAGATACACATCCTGGGCGCCATAAGCTACGAGCTGCATAAGTCCACCGGCCATTTTGATATACCCCAAGAAAAAAATTGGCGACCAAAAAGCGCCCTGGGAAAAAATATTTGAACATGACAAGAATGTCAACCCCTGCGGCTGCCGCCAATCAGGCCCTGGCGGCCAATCAGGCCCTGGCCAAAATGCCAAACAGTCCTCCTGTGAATGCCGCCAAGAATGCCAACAAGGCCGTAGTGAACGCCGCGGTCCAAGTGGCCAACGCTCAGGCCAAGGCTGTGAATGCTGCGGCCAACGCAACCACCGCGCCGAACAAAGCCAACGCCGCCAATGTCCAGAAGGCCCTGAATGCAGTGAATCGCACCATGAAGAATCTTCAGAACATGCGAGCCAAGGCGGCCAACGCCAACAAGAACGTAGTTCGTTCTATCCTGAATAACAATGCGGCAAATCCTTCCATGTAAATTCCTGGACACTAGTAAATGTCTCAGCGTGCCAAGCCCCCAGTGAAGCGCCCACCCCCGCCCCCTCCAGTAGAGGAGGAAGAGGAGGAAGAGGAGGAGATGGACGAGTTCGATGAGGAGGGTGAGGAGTTTGGCGAGGCTGACCTCATGGACGCCCTGGGGTCCTGGTTCACGACCGACGATGGCGAGACAGTGGCCAGTGCCATGGCAGGCGTCAAGACGGCCCTGGAAATGCAGAACAAAATTCTAATTAAGATTCTGAGTGCCATGACCAAGGCGCAGTGCAAATGCCCGCCGACCCCATCCACGACTCCTGTTGTAGAGGAGGACATCCCTGCTTAAAAATATCTTGACCTTTCTTACAAATGGAGAGTGTCCACACAATCGATCGCACAACTCCTGAACAAACTCACGAGATCCGAATGGAACTCCACCATTCGGATGTTTTGAACATGGGTCCTGAAGATCTGAATACCTTTGTGGCCTATCTGGAAAACCAGATGTGTCTCAACGCCAAGGGAGATACGTACGTTCCTTGGCAAAATGGGATTCGCGTCTTTGGCTTCGAAGATGGAAATATTAAAAATGTAAATTTGGACACTCTTGCTGAGCAGCGCCGCCGCTTCGTATCCGTCTGTTCTGATATGTATCACCATGCGGGCCAACTCAAGATCCGCGAGGAGCCCAGCCGCGATCTCACAGGCAATGAGTTCACTATGGCCCAGCGAATTACGAGACTTATTGAGACTGTTGATGATACTTACGAGATGATCTTCAGGTGGGTTCGCACCTACGAGAGGATCAATCATCCGACTTATGTTCCCATCAAGGGAGATATGGAATCGGAGATCTTCAGGTGCCAGACGATGGACAACGGCGACGCTGAAAAGGATACTACTAGCGCATTTCAGAAGTTTCTTTTGTACCTGCTCGACCAGACCTACAAGCTGAAGATGCGCAGATACGGTGACTATTGCTGCAAGCAGATTGCGACCGAAGATGGTCACTTGACCAAAGCATGGAAGACGGTCCTCGAGATCAAGGATTTTGTGTATCTGTATTCGCAGAAAGAGGAAAAGTACGATATGTGGAAGAACATGACGAGCAAGGGCAGCATCGTCACAGATACTATTCGCCACCTGACCAACTGTAAAGACCTACAGTTCCCAGCCATCAAGAAGAACCGCAACGTCTGGTCTTTCAAGAACGGAATTTTTGTTGGAAAGTTTCTGACAGAGGACACCAAGAACTCGCGCCCCATCTACGAGACGCGCTTCTACCCATACACCTCCGACGAGTTCAAGCACCTTGACCCGACTATCGTATCCTCCAAGTACTTTGACCTCGAGTTCAATCCAGACAATATCGACATGGTTGACTGGTATGATATCGAGACACCCCATATGCAGTCGGTTATGGACTACCAAGAGTTTTCGGAGGATGTCTGTAGGTGGCTCTATGTCTTCTGCGGTCGGCTTTGCTTCCCTATCAATGAGATGGACTCGTGGCAGGTGATCCCCTTCCTCAAGGGTATCGCACGGTCAGGCAAGTCAACAATCATCACAAAGATTTGTAAAAAGTTTTATGAAGGCCACGATGTCCGCACTCTCTCAAACAACATTGAAAAGAAGTTTGGTCTTGAGAGCATCCACGAAGGTTTCATGTTTATTAGCCCTGAGATCAAGGGTGATATGGCCCTGGAGCAGTCGGAGTTCCAGTCCCTAGTCAGTGGGGAGGATATGAGCATTGCCCGCAAGAACAAGACGGCCGTGAGTCTGACTTGGACCGTGCCTGGGATTTTAGCAGGAAACGAGGTCCCACACTGGAAGGACAACTCGGGGTCTGTCCTGCGTCGCCTCGTCACCTGGAACTTTGGGCGGCAGGTGGCCGAAGCGGACCCCCACCTTGACGAGAAACTCGATCTTGAATTGGGCGCGATTCTGTGCAAGTGCGTACGGGCCTATATTGAGTATTCGCAAAAGTACAGCGATCAGGACATTTGGAACGTGGTCCCCAAGTACTTCGTGGATATTCAGAATCAGGTGGCGATGGTGACCAACACGCTCCAGCACTTTCTGGCCAGCGAAAAGGTTACTTATGGCAAGGATCTATTCTGCCCTCAGAAGCAGTTCGTCACGAGCTTCAACCAGCACTGCCAAGAGAACAACTTGGGTCGCCCACGCTTCAACCCTGACTTTTACGCAGGTCCGTTCAGTACTCGCAAACTCGAGGTTCGTACCGAGACGCGCACCTGGCGCGACCAGGTATTGGCCTCCCAACCATTCGTGTTTGGGTGTGACCTGGCCCAGGATTTAAATACCGTTATGTAGTAGAATGCAGACGGCCCGAGCTGCCGGTATCATAGGCCGCGCCCTTCTGGGCCGAAGGCCCAGAAAGTCAGAGTACGTAAATAAGTTTAACAAATATGACTATGCGCTCACAAGACCCACAGTCACCACCACGACCCTCACTGTCCAGTTCCCCTTTAAGGATGTCTCGGCCGAGCCCCTCCCGCCTGGAGTCAAAGAACTTGCGGGATATCAGGCGACTGGAAAGCTGCCCATAGTCCGCCGCGTCAAGAACCGCAATACCCTCCTTGGAGCGAACAAGGTTGGCGCCGTCAAGCGATGGGCCTTTCAGATAGACTTCAAGGCTCCCAACTCAACCGCCTATGTGACGCACTACGATAAAGGACAAATCCAGATCACATGCACTGGCCCGCATGAACAGGTCCTGCGCTTCCTTCATAAGCACATGTACCCGGGCATCTGGAACCAGCCAGTGACCATCAACAAGATTGATACTAAGATGAATGTGAATCGGGCTATAAAACTCGACGGGCTGCTGTCTGAAATAGTGAACAAGATTCCCTCGGCCAAGTGTCTCGCCACGTATGAGCCCGAGATATTCTCGGGCCTCCAGATCAAGTGGAAGGAGTCGCCCGTGCTAAGTATGAAAATATTTACAAATGGAGCAATGCTCACCATAGGGCTGAAGAAGTTCGAGGACGTGGGCCTCTCGGCCAGAGTCTTCGAGAGTTTCTTCAAGAAATACGGCGTAGATCCCCAGGCAGTCTTTAAGTACGCAAGAGGGGGCGGCTATGAGGGAATCGCCAAGCCGGCCATCCCTATGCGCAAGAATCTTGGTGCCAAAAAGGCCAGGATGCTCAATGCGCGTTACGCCCTTGCCCGAGGTTACAACAATACCCGTAACGGGTTCTATGTACGTCCTGGCCCGAATGGTCAGCCTCGATTTTATCCTATGGTGGCGAACTTGAAGCTCATCAAGACAAAGACTCTCCGAGCC